AGTTATCTTATCAACGAACTGATCTATGTCGTTCTTCTCTACACCACGAGCAAACTTCATGAACTCTGCCATGGGTGCTTCTAGTTTTGTAGCAGTCTCACTACCACATTTACCGTTACCAACTTGAACTGTAACCTTTTGTTTTTCTGTTGCTGCTGCTTGTTTCTCAGTCTCTTCTTTTGCAGGTCCTCGTTCATTCTTTGTGTCAGTTGTTCCTTCTTCCTTTTTATGTCCGTCGTTGTTCTCTGCTTTCTTATCATGTCCAGTATCAGCATTAACCTCAACAGTATTCGCAGTGTTTCCTGATGAACTACCCTGTTCACCATGATCTCTTTTCTTAAAGAATGGACTGTTTAATTGTGCAAATCCAAACTCCTTTCCACCTTCTTGAGTGTATGCACTTATTGGGTTTTCATCAGCGATAGAACCCATGACTATAGGAACCTGTGCAGATGCACCATCCATGAAAAATCCTACAACCCAACTGTTAAGTTGTAACTGTTGTATAGATCCAATACCAGATCTCATTCCATAGATAGCGGGCATCAATACCTGTGCCCATGGAAGATCAACTGTAGGTAACTCTTTTCTATTTGGATTATGATAACCTATAATTCTAACCTTGACCTTGTTAGTCCAGTCAAAGTCAGAATAATCATAGTCACCCTCACCATCATTTAGTTCGGTATTCCAATATCTTCCACCATCATTCTCTACCTGTCCAACCCACCAGTTGAATCCATCTTTTCCTATAAAATTAGCAAACCCTTCATTCATCATACTTCTGCACCATCCGAGTCTGTATATAATGTGAGTCTAGTAGACATCTTATCTTCACTAGTCTTAAATGTTCTTTCTACTTTTCCAACAACATATTTACCAGAGTTTGTAAAGTCTTGTTTTCTGTCACTACTACCTTTGTAAATATCTAACTGAACTACCTCACCTATCTCTAGTTGATAATCAGATACTAATTCTACTGTGACTTTTTTATTGTAAAATAATTTTTCCCTTAAACTGGATTGTGAAAGTTGTTTTGTGAATCCCTGTGTATACTCTCCTTCCGTAAACAATGCAGAGTCTGATATCTTTGTCATAATTCTGGTGTATGTCACTTGAGTATCAAATCCTTTGTAAAACTCTGGTGTCTTACGAGAGTTCATCACGTTAACATCCTTGTAATATTTATTGATACTAAAAGGATGTTGTTCAAATTTCATGTTCGCAAGGTCAAGTGTCATCACATTACTTGAGTACGATCCATAATTCAAACCTTTGAATAGATCGACAGATGATTCTATTGTGACCTTATCAACTGCAGTGATACCTTTGTCATTATCTTCCTCCATCTCTTCCTTCTCATGTCCAACAACCATACGTGTGACAGGAGCTTGTCTAGCAAAGTAATCATAGGAGACAAAATTATATCCTGCTCTTGTTTCAAAAAAAGCATATCCTGCTGTTGCTGCTTTACCACTACCTTTAGCAGCTGGTATTGCTCTTCCTGCCAACCATCTGATTGCAGTAAATGGATTCCAATATGGTGATACAAAAGAAAATGTATTGATTGTTGGTTCAAAGTTTGCGATCCTATCATCTGTGACACCAAGCAAATCTCGTAATATTTCTTTTTCTACGATCTCATCTATAGTTTTACCACCACCTTTTCCAAATCTACGTGATACTTTATTAGCAGCATTGTTTAAGAAGTCAACCTTGCACATCATCAATACAGCAGATGATTTGCCACCAACGTTCTTTCTGTCTTGTATATCATATATCACAAAATCTCCACCTATTTGTGTTACGTCTTCACTGTCTCCTATCTGTATGAATACGTTCTCCATACCTGTCAACTCAGATATAAAACCTGTCTCACTATCAGTGACTTGAACCTCCATAAGCATGGTAGCAGACTGTATATCTTCAGTATACCTGACAAACAGCACCTGATTAATTCCAATTGGAGGAAAATCTGCAATTAGAAAATTAATTAATTGAAAATTTGACTGTGTATTGACTGACATTAGAATTGCGAAGTTATATTGTATGCATTAATAAATGGGGACTCTTCAATATTTGGTGCTGCGAGTTCACCACCCTCTTGACCTCCTGCAGATCCACCACCACCCATGAGTCCTGCCATTGCAGCATCACCTGTTCCTTCTGCACCCTCAGATAATTTTTTGATCTTAGCATCTTTTGCAGATCTAGTTTCTGCTATAGTTTTATCTGTCAACTCTGTTAAATTCTGTGATGGTTCATCAGGAGGATTGAATATGTTTTTAACACCTGTGAGTGCTTTCATACCAAATTTCATCGCCATACCCATAGGTGTTGCTGCTAGTGCTTTTCCTGCTGCACCTTTTATTTTATCCTTCATACCAGATGCTTTACTTGCTAACCCCTTCATGCCTTTAAATGCCTTAGCACCCGCATTAAATGCCATGCCCATGGGTGTCATACCAAATAATTTTTTAGCAAGACCTTTACGTTTCTTAATTGGTTGCATTGCCCTAGTGCCTTTACCACCGTCACCAAGTCCTATACCATCAGCACTTCCTGTGTATGGTGCTCTCTTTCCTGTGGTAGGATCACCCATTTGTGCGGGCATTAATTGTTGTTGAGGTGACGAACTAGGTAATTCTGGAGTTGCACCAGATCCACCAGTCTCACCTTCAGGTTGCTGCCCACCAAAGGCATTCATTGCCCTGCTTATTAATGCTTGTAAAACTGTAGGTTTCTTATCATCATCATCCTTATCATTATCCTCTTCATCATTTGCAACTTCTGTACTAGCAGCACCTAACTTAAATGCGTTTGCAATCTTAGTTATGTTTCTATTAAGAATCTTGGATGCCTCTTTACTTGGTGCAGGAATCTTTTCCAATAGATCAATCAGTGCAACAGCAGCAGACTTAGCAGGAAGTGCCATTGCATCACTAAATGCTTTCTTCATCTTAGGATCTAATTCAAAATCCTTTTCTAATTTCTTATCTACATTCTTTTTCTTATCACCACCATCCATACCACCTTTTGCTAAACTAGTAACCTTCTTAGATCTCTTGACTGGTAATAAACCTCCTGTGACAGGACTCCTATAAGTTTGGTTTCTTGCATCAATATCTGCTTGCACCTGTGCAAGTGTTTGTAGTTTCTTTGGTCTACCTCTTCCTCTCTTTGTGATAGGTGCTACTGGATTTGGAACAAGATCTTGTTGTGGTGCTGCTTTTGCTTTTACTATAGGTTCTGATCCTAGACTGGTAGCTTTTACATCAACGGTCTGCTCAGACGCAGGAACACCCATTGCACTACGAACTGCATTAGGATTAGTAATAAAATTACCAATCCCCTTTCCTATATTCTTCATAGAGTTAACAGCTTTCTTCATGATGAGTATGTTAGTTGTGCATTACCCTTGCCATGTGGGTCAAGAACATTAGTTTCATTTCTACCCCACTGATTCTTTTTCCTATTTTTCATATACGTAGGTACAGGTATGTAGACGATTTTTGGTGGAGTTGGATTGAAATTGATAGCACTAGCTCCAGTTGCCCTTTCACCAGCTAGTAAAGGATGCTCTGCTAATGCTAATTTTGCTGCTTCATTTGGATCTTTTCCAGACATAATATGATCTAACTCTGCTTCTTCACGATTTGCCTTTTGCAACATAGCTGCATTTGATGTCGGAGCTTTGATTGAACCTGATGAACTTACCTTTGATTCTTCGGGAGGGATATCTGGTAACCACTTGTTCTTACCTTTCTTTAACCACTTATCATTATCTTCTCCGTTTATGAAGTCAAAGTGAACTGGATCCTCTTCACCTTGCCATTGGAAACCATATTTCTTACCATTCTTTCTCATCCATTCGCTTGCTTTACTACCAAACTGTATGTCAAGTGCCCAACCTTGTCCATGTGGTGAGTTGCCAGGTTGTGCAGGATTTATAGCATTTGGATCTCCTGCCTGTGCTGCACTGACCAATGCTGCTTGTTGTTCTGGACTTCTGTATGATGATGTCACACTATTTGGTAGATTGATACCATCTTTTGCTGCAGCGTTAACTGCCCTCTTCCATGCTTTCATGGTAGGAGGATTCAAAACAATAGGTTTACCAAGACTGTCCATCGCAGCGTTTGGTGTTGTCATTCCTGCTGCTTGCTCTTCTGCTTTCTTTTGATCAGGCAATATACCCATATCTTTAGCAGCAAGTGTAGCATCTAGACCTACAGATATAGCAGTTCCGACGCCAGGTATTGTACCCGCAATACCAGATGCTGCTTCAAGCAATGCACCTTTCATGTCTCCTGCCATCAGTCGTTGTCCTGCAAATAACAGTCCTGCACCTAGTCCGACAAATGGTATTTTCTTGAGTAATCCTTTTCCTAGTGCCTTACCACCAACTTTTGCTAGTGCCTTTGCTCCTACCTTAGCACCAATCTTCTTTGCACCCTTCTTTAGTAATGACTTTCCTGCCTTACTAGCACCTTTGAGTAATCCCTTTCCTTGCTTGGCAACTTTACTAAAACCTTTTCCTGCCTTCTTACCAATTACATTTAGTTTTCTAAATGCCTTTCCTGCCTTTGTCTTCTTAAGAAACTTTCCTGCTCTCTTAAATGGTTTACTCTTACGAAACTTCCTAAATCTTTTTCTTAACTTTCTAAAGTTAGGAAGTCTAAAACCTCCACCACCACTATCAGGAGCAGATTCTTTCTTCTCCTCTGGTGCCATAGCACCACCTGTAGCAGCACCACCACCGACACCACCCCACCACTGTAGCTCTTGCTTCAGTCCTATCTTAAATGAGGGTTTTATTGTTTTTGATATACCAAATACAGATTTTAATTTATTTGCTTCTGCTAAGACACTGCCTTTTGCGGGTGATGCGGGTAATGATCCTAAAAATCCTATGGAGGAACTTATTAATAACGATGCACCTTCTCTGTATATTGACTCTATTGAGTCGCCATACTTCGACATTGGAATGACTGCTTCTGCTTCTCCACCCTCAGCAACTTCTGCTACTGTGCGACGTTTTACTATACCACCTTTCTTTAAACTTACTTCTGGTTCTTCTTCATATGGTAGACCTTTCTCTTCAGCAATCTCTACTATCTTTTCCTTTACAACTTCTGGATATTTTTCTTCCTCTTCTGGTTTTTCTATAGTCCCTAGAGATCCATATGATGTATCTACTTCATCTACAGGTACAGGTGCAAGAGCAGGAACTACAGCACCAGAACCCACTACAGATTTTGCCACTCCACCTAGGAGTGACTGCATAGTATTCTTTAGATAACTGGTGACCTTTGAACCTTTTTCCATTAGGATCTACGTTGTTCTTCTGCGAT